CGTTGCTCTGGAGGAGAAGTCTTCCAGCAAGCCGAAGAAGATTCAGGGTGGTCACCTCCTGGTGGTTGCTCCTGACGACGACATCAAGACCCTCGCTCGACGACTTGTCCGTATCTCTGTCACGGAGAAGTACAAGGGAGAGAAGATCTTCCTGTCACCGCCGAAGACTGACCGGAAGAACGCCTTCTGGTTCAACAAGTCGGACAGCAAGTTCCACGGCCTTCACGCCAACGGCAAGGTGATGGTCAGTGGCTACAACGGCGAAGTGGTCGCTACCAACGTCCTCAAGGACTGGATGAAGGCTGGAGGTCTGCCCGTGAACGAATCCATCGAAGACGTACTCAAGGGAGCCGGGTTCGTGAATCCCGACGCTGCGACCATGACGACGATCCTGGAGGCAGCGGAGCACGATCGTGAGTCTCTCAAGGAGGCCAAGGTCAATGTCGAGCAGAAGACCGCCGAGGTCGACCGCCTCACTGAGGTTGTCGCCAACGGATTGGTGGACGCACGAGTCGAGCTTCGCACTGAGCTGACGGAGACCATTCGCGCAGAGATGCTCGCTGATCCCGAGGTGGCTGCTTCTCGACTGGTCCTCGAGCAGGTTGCCACGGCGCTCCGTCCGATCATGCCGTCGCTGGGTGTGGACGATCCTGCACTCCAGCAGGCCCGCCGCGACAACCTGGCCCTGTCTGACCTCCTCAAGAGCAAGGACTTCGACCTCGCGTCGGCGAAGTTCGCACACGAAGAGGCTGAGGCCACGGCAGCTTCCACGGTCCTTGAGGCGCACCTCTCGGAGAAGCTCTCGGGTCACCCGAAGGCTGACTCCATCCGCAAGCTCATCGGCCCCCTGGACAAGCTCGAGGGGAAGGTTGATCTCGACGCTCGCTTGGAGGCTGCGTTCGAGGCCATGGGTACGGTCGCCTCGCACACGACTGCCGTCGGTGAGGAGCAGGCTGAGCGCATCACGGCCCTCGAATCGGAGCTGGATTCCGCAAATGCAGCTCTGGACAGCAAGTCGAAGAAGCTGCTGGAGGCTGTCGCCCTGGGTGAGGAGATTGACACCGAGCGCACGATCGCCGTGATTGCCCAGAACATCGCAGAGGTGGCGGTCTACGCTTCCCGCAAGGTGGCTGGCATGGACAACGCTGTTCAGATGCTCTCGCTCTGCGAGGGTCTCGACAGCGAGGCGAAGGTCGACAAGGTCATCAAGCGGAGCATCCCCGCTACCAACGGAAAGAACGAGATCCAGGAACGAATCACTGCACGCAAGCGTCGTTCTGCGGAGGCTCGTCTCGAAGGTGGCGAAATCGATTTCGCTGAGGAAGCTGGACAGAGGTCCCGTCCGAGTGGTATCAAGATCTCAGAGGGCTTCGAGGTGGACCTGGATGAGGCCGCTTCCCTCGCCGGGGCTTCCGGCTAACTCGAAGTAGTCCAGCCATCAGTCCCTACGGGGCAACACTTCTACGAGGTACGCTATGGAAGCCCGCGAAATGCTCCACGAGAACGGCACCCGCACGGTCGCCGACGAGTCCTACACCAAGCAGCTCCGCACCAAGTGGGGCAAGCTTCTCGAGGGCATCACCGACACCTACAAGGCCAACGTGACGGCCGTTCTCTGCGAGAACGAGACGACTCACCTTCGGACCCTGAACGAAGAGACGCTCCAGTCGGGCGTCGGCAGCTTCACGAAGTACATCTTCCCGATTCTGCGTCGTGTGTTCCCCAACCTGATCGCCCACGAGATCATGAGCGTCCAGCCCATGACCGCGCCGATCGGTGCCGTGTTCTTCTACGAGTACGTCCACTCGAACGCCAAGGGCGGCATCGCCTCGGGTGACAACCTCATCGAGACCTTCTCGGAGTGGTACAGCGCCGAGTACGTGGCCGAGGAGAGCCTGGCTACCGGAGACGGCGTCGACACCAGTTGGTCCGAGACCCTGGCGTGGACCCCGATTCGCCCACTCGACGCGGACTACGGCTGGTCCGTGACCATCACCGACGGCACCGAGATCTTCACGGACAACGGCAGCGGTGTCCTGACGGGCGACGCGGGCGGCTCGGGCACGGTCAACTACACGACCGGCGAGGTCTCGGTCACGTTCAACGCTGCGGTGACGAACAACCAGGCGATCACGGCGAACTACTACTACAACTCCGAGTCGAACTCGCAGATCCCCGAGGTCGAACTGAACCTCACGATGGTCGAGGTTCGTGCTCAGACGCGGAAGCTGAAGGCTCGCTGGAGTGCCGAGGCCGCTGACGACCTGCGCGCGTTCCACGGCATCGACGCCGAGGCCGAGCTGGTCGCGGGCATCGCCAACGAGATCGCCCTGGAGATCGACCGTGAGCTGATCGACATGCTCGTGAGCAACGCGGGCATCTCGACGACCTGGACGTACACGAACCCGACGAACTCGGCTCGTGAGCTGGACGCGGTCCGCAACCTGCTGACGCTGCTCTCCGGCCTCTCGGCGCGGATTCACCGGGACAGCAAGCGCGCCCCGGCGAACTTCATCGTGACGACCCCGGAGGTCTGCGCGCTGCTCGAGCAGCTCACCACGCATGGCGACTACCGTCCTGCCTACGTGAGCAACCCGAACAGCCCGTTCGGCCCCGCCGACGCTCAGCAGGGACCGACCTACGGCCCGCTGACCTCGAACTTCGGCATCCAGCGCGTCGGAACGCTGATGCAGAAGTGGGCCGTCTACCAGGACCCCTTCCTCTCGGCTGCGACCGCCGCGAAGACGCTGCTCCTGGGACTCAAGGGCCGGAACTTCATGGACGCGGGTGCGGTGTACGCGCCGTACATCCCGCTCCAGGTGACTCCGACCTTCCTGGACCCGGATGACTTCACGTTCCGCAAGGGAATGCGGACCCGGTACAGCAAGAAGATGCTCCGCACGGAGTACTACGCGACCATCGCGATCTCCGGTCTGCCCACCGCTTCCCTGTAAGCCGGTGAGCCGGGAGGTGTAATCGCGAAATCGATTTCACCTCCCCGGGCCTCGAGAATCAGACCCAGCGCAAGCCGTCCCTTTCCGGGGGCGGCTTGTTGCGTTATAGTTCGTCAGATCGAACGACTCCCCAGTTCTGGAGATGACACAGATGTCGCGTTACAAGCTCCTCGCCCCCGTCTTTCAGCTCACCCCTTCCCAGAAGAGGGCCATGCGAAACGCTCGCAGACCAAAGGTGGTGGGACTCAACCCGACAGGCTTCCCAGCCCTTCGTGTGACAAAGCCGGATCAGCTCATCGTGGGCGAGCAGTACGCCCAGTTCGATTCCCTGGTATGCCCGGTGCGTCCTCCGTTCCCGCAGGGCATTCGAGACGAGCTTCTGGCTCTGGGTGTCCTCGTCGAGCGTGACGAACCGGTGAGCAGGGTCGAGGTGCAGACCGACGTGGATCCCGAAGGCCAGTCTGATCATGTGGCGAAGGTGGCCGCGAACATCGCCGCGTCACGAGCCCAGGGAGAGCCCACCGTTCGTGGTCTGGACCCGAATGGCGGCGCGGTCGACGAGGTGAACTTCTCGGATGAGGATGAGGATGAGCCCGCACCGGGTGGTGTCTTCGCGGAGATCGACGCCGATGGTCTTCGTGCCATGTTGGAGTACAACAACCCGCAGGATTCGCGACGAGTCCTCGAAGAGGCTGGAGTTCCCGGCGAACGAATCGAGGAGCTGTTCGCAGAGCTTCTGGTGGTGGCCGAGGAGAACGACGCCGACGACGGATCTCACGTCCTGCCACTGCCCCCGAAGGCGACGGACGACACAGCGGGTGACCCCAGCCCTGCCATGCAGGACGCGCTGGATTCGCTCCAGGCCGATGCTCGCACCATTGAGTCCGATGAGACACCCGTCGAGGACTCTCCTGAGCCCGACGCAGACCCCGACGCTTCCGACGCCCACGTGCCCCCTGCCGAGGATGAAGTCCTCTCCGAGGCTCCTGCGGCCTCTGCGGACCCAGACGCCGTGCTGGACATCGACCCCAACTTGTCCGGTTTCCTCCTCGATGAGGGAATCGCAGCGGGTCGACCCAAGCCCGAGCCCAAGCCCAAGCCTGCCGCGAAGAAGCGCACTCGGAAGCCCCGCAAGAAGCCTGAGTCCGTGAAGCCCACCGACCCCGTCGGGGAGTGATCGACCTGTAGGGAGTACGGATGCCTCAGCGGCTAGAGGTCACACACGCCTCACTCATCAAACACATGAAGGTTCAGCTCGGCTGGCCCACCGCATGTGTGGAGCTGAGTGATGATGCTCTGGAAGACGCGGCATTCGACGCGGAGATCTGGATCGCTGTCCACATGGGTATCGAGCGGAGAACCACGCTTGATCTGTACTCCGGTCAGAGCGAGTACAACATGCCGGATGACTGCGAGATGGTCATCGACATCGCGTTCCCACAGGTCTACTCCGGGTCGCTTCCGCTGGCGATGCAGATCGAGGGTCTCGAAGATCTCTACTACGCCCAGTTCTATCAATTCGGCACCAGGGCGGGTGGGTTCAACTCGAACATCATCCAGCACCTCCAGTACCTCGACATGACCCAGCGAACCCTGTCTTCGGACAAGGATCGCAGATGGGAGTCGTACCAGCGCAAGCTCATCGTCCAACCGGATGACGTGACGGGGACAGCCATCGTCTGGTACCTGTCGAATCAGGTGGAGTACGACTATCTTTCGCTGCCAGCCAAGATGCTCATCAGGAGGTACGCTGTGGCGGCGGCGATGCTCATCCTTGGTCGGATTCGGTCGAAGTACTCAGAGATTCCTGCCGCTGGTGGGAAGGTGTCCCTCAACGGGGCCGAACTCATCGGTTCAGCAGAAGGTGAAATGGCGATGCTCGACGAAAAGGTCGGTCGCCTCGTGCCACCTCCTGGATTCATCACTGGTTGACCAATAGGGGTCTGAGGGGCTACAACTACCCCTCAAGACCCTCTTTCGGAGCGCGCAGCATGGACATCAGCAACGAAGCTCTCAGGGACGCTCTTGGCGACGAGGGAATGCTCTCGCTCGGGATCACCGGTAACGGTTCCCAGGCGAAGACCCTCGACGAAGACCATCTCATGCGACTGACCAACCTCGGGTTGGATCACATGACCGGTGCCGCGCAAGTCAGTTCTCGTCGCCTGGTTTCGGAGGATCTCCCGCCCGACTGGATGACCACGACGCAGGTCCGATCCAATCTCCAGGGCCGCGCTGTGACGCATCTGGAAGAGGTCGATGACCACCCCGATGTGGCTCGCGCCCTGGGTGAGTTCCATCAGCTCGCTGGTCACCGCGACGACCTCGTGGGTGACGATCTCGAGCTTGATCGACAGCTCGATGAGGATGCCCGTCGAGGCAACCCGTACCACGCCGCCTCGAACGGGAAGTTCACCTCTGCGAACGCGATGGCGGGTGCGAAGGGTGGGTCGTTCAGCAAGCGTGACGAGAAGAAGTCCAAGAGCAAGTTCAAGGGCGCAGGCAAGAACGGCAAGCCGAAGTGGGTGCGAACCCCCTCGGTCTGTGGTCGACCCGCCAGGAAGAAGGGGATGAATGTCCTCTGTCACACCGGTAAGCCTGCCGCTGGCAACGCTGACGTGACCTCTCGTGGACTCAAGTCCAAGGGTCACTCCGGTGGCAAGGGCTGGCGCAAGGGTCGCTCTGACCGCTCTGTGGGTCGTTCGATTCGTCGCGAGTGTGAGGACATCGAGTTCGGGCACGAGATGGTCGAGGACGAGGGCAAGGTCTGGTCGATGTCTATCGACGACCGTTCCGCAGAGGTCTTCGAGTCCGATGCTGGGTACGCCTGGATGGTGATGTACTTCGAGGAAGGTGCCGAGGGCGATATCTTCGGTGAGGGCTGGTCCGAGAGTCTCGAGGACGCCTGGGAGAATGCCGCTGACGAGATGGGCGTGTTCTTCGAGGACGCTGATCCCGATGACGACGACGATGACGATGACGACGACAAGGAAGAGGAGGACGAGCCCCTCTACCCCGAGGTCAGCTCTACCCCTTCGGGCCTCATCCCCGCACTCGACCGTCTTCGCGCCCTGGTGTGATCCCTGATGGGTGGCGAATGGAACCTCTACTGCGAAGCTGATCGTGATCTCCTAGCGGGGTATGGCGATGAGCTTGCCGGTATCGGCACGCCAACCGATGGGAGCCGCGATGCCGAGGGGAACATCATCCCCAAGGTCCAGTACTTCCAGCGCGACAAGAGCCAGGATTTCGATCCGACCTATCAGGAACCCACATCCAAGGACATCTGGCGCGGCCCGTACAGGTTCCCCTGTACCGTGGAGTTCGAGGAGGCTCAAGGACACTACGACCAGGAGGTAGACGCAGAGGGCACCGAGCGGACCTACACGGCTGAGATGGTCATCACGGTCACTCACTGGACGGCGAACGTCGTTGAGGCGCACGACCCGGCATTCAGGGCTCCACAGGAGGGTGACGTGGTCACGTTCTTTGATGGTGATCGAGCGTTCAATGTGGAGAAGGTCGAGCAGTCTGGTGTTATACTTACGAGCAACAACCACGTCGACTGGAAGCTCCAACTGCGTGGGCGTGAAGGTTTCGAGCCTGATAGACTTCTCCCGCCCAGGTTGCGACCCCATGAGGAGGACTGATGCGAGCACTGATTAATTCCCTAACCGAAGCGTCCAGCACTCCGAAGCCGAAGGTCATGGACTCCGCGACGAAGGCTCGTAATGCTTTGGTGAAGGCAGCTAAGGCCAATGGGTTTGGTGACGCTGTCGCTGCTCGTGGTTACGGAGGGTCGAATCCCTACTCGGGCACTCAGGAGTTGCTTGTTGGTCTGGGGAAGAAGACGAAGGGCAGCAAGCCGTCCTTCGCGAAGCTCAAGAAAGTACTCCAGGCTGCTGGTTTCCACATCGTCAAGTCGTCCAGTGAGACCTCGACGATGGAGGAGTACAACTACAAGGAAAAGAAGATGGACGCGGTCGAGAAGGTCTACTTCTCAATCGAGGCCGACAGCCCGGATTCCAAGAGGGTCCACGTCCTCTGTCATGCTTGGCACAAGCAGTATTGGACCATCAGGGTCTTCGGACCGAAGAAGGCCAAGCTGTCCACCATGCCCTACTACGACTGAGCGAAATCGATTTCGCTGGAGGCTTCGATGCCTGATCTGATCCCGGAAACAGTCCTGCCTGCTGATTGGGCCTCGCTGGCTTCTCGCCTGTCTCCTCTCGCTGAGGATCAGATGGGCGTGCTCACGGAAGAGCCTGCGCTCGAACCAGGCCACTACGTCGCAGTGACATCGAAGCTCGGAAGGACTGTTGCCTCTGGCTACGTCCACAGCACCGACAACGGTGTGGTCACCGTGCGGCTCGACGGGCATGGCGTCGACCAGCTCGGCTCCTTCCCGAAGGAGCTTTACCGCTTCTACAAGATCGATAAGGAAGAGTCCGACACGTTGGGTGAGTCGAGGAACAGGTGGACAGGACGCGAGGGGAAGAAGTTCGATGTCGGGTCTGTCGTCGTCCAGGTAGATGCTCGCGGGAACGAGATTGGACCTCGCGGGTCCGTACTCGGTGTTGACGGGAAGAACCTCCTTATTGGTAAGTCTGGCCACAACCCGGCGAAGTACAAGATCTCCGATGCGAAGATGCTTCGCGTTGAGGACAACCTCGACGAGTCTAAGAAGTCGAAGAACCGTGATCTGTACAAGAAGATCATGGCGAAGAACTCCAACGGTCCCGCCATCGACAAGAGCAAGTACCCGCCCATCAAGGGCATGGAGGGTCCGTTCAAGTTCAAGAAGTCGGGCATCCTGTACTACGACCCCAAGGAGGGCCGGTACTACGACAGCAAGACCGACATCTACCTCGACGTGAACGACCTCCCAGAGGACGACGACGACCTGGAAGGTGTCGAGTTCACCGAGGCTGCTGATGTGAATCCCACGGTCAACCTCGGATCCACGGTCGCGGACAACCCCGACAACTCCCCGACGACTGGTGCGCTGCCTGCAAAGCCTGACGCGAAGCCTCCAATGCACGAGGCGATGCAGGTCATCTATCCGTTCACGGGAAACGACATCAGGTGGACTGCGGAAATCTGGGACGACATCCAGCACTTCGGGTTCTACCGGGCGATGGCTCGTCACTCGCTCCCGGGCATGTCACAGCAGGTCATCGAGCAGCAGCTCGTCGCGAAGAAGCTCGCTCATCTCGGAGGACCATCACCCGAGTGGGTGTCTGCGGTGGGTGACCGACAGTAGGAGTCGTTTCGATGAGGGGTCTGATCCTCAACATCACAGAGAACACGGTCACCGGACCATCTGATCGCCCCGACACCGTCTCGCCATCTGGCGAGGTTGGTCATTGGGTGACGTTTGGCGGTCGACCGATCTTCATCTCGAGCACGAAGGCTCAGGCGGCTCAATCTCTCGACCAGCTCAAGCCTGATCTCGAAACCTCTGGTGGTGAAAAGGTCTCGTTCTCCCGACAGGATGGGACGAAGGGCACTCGCTACGAATATCCAGACGCCTGGCATGAACAGACCAGCCGGTACAAGTTCGCGAAGGTGACTTCCATCGCTGGTGACCGCCCCCGCATCGAGAATGCTTTGAGCGAGACCATCACGAAGAGTCTCGACGACAACGAAGGACGACTCGACCATGAAGGCGCTCTGGCTGTCTGCGCCTTGCTCGTCGCGAAGACTGGTATGCGTCCTGGTTCGCCGGGTCAGGGCACGAAGGACAAGACAGGACCAAAGAAGGGCAAGTGGAGACCCACGTTCGGAGCTACCACCGTCCAACAGAAGCACGTCAGGGTGAATGGCGACACCGTATCGCTCTCGTACCTGGGCAAGTCTGGCGTCAGCCGCAAGGTGAAGGTCACCGACCCCACACTGGCGAAGGGAGTGCGTTCACTCCTCGGTGGAGCTGACTCGAAGCGCACCGTGCAGAGGCTCTTTCAGTCCGCTGGCCGACCTGTGACCGCATCCCGATTGGGAGAGCGATTCCGGCGCTTCAACGACCACTACAAGACGAAGGACTTCCGAACCTCTGTCGCGATGGATCACGCTCAGGACGAGGTCGGGAAGATCCTCGGTGGTCGAAAGACCAAGATCCCGAAGGACGTGAAGAAGCGGAAGGCCCTTGCCTCGAAGATCGTCAAGCGCATCGGCGAGCGAGTCAGCAAGCAGCTAGGCAACACGCCCGCCGTGGCTATCACGAACTACACGAGCCCAATGCTCGTCGAGCACTGTCTTCGCCAGTACGGGTTCAGCCCCGAGCATTTGGAGGAGTCTCTACACGGCCATGAGGTCGCTGACGCGAAGAAAGCGTCGACCACCCCCTACACCCCGTCTAGGCACCTACCGGTCCTTACGGCGCTCCTGGGGGCCTCTGCTGTGCAAGAGTGGTCTGCCCGATTTCTCAATGATCGCTCTGATGAGGATCAAGAGGCCGAAACCGATTTCGCCGAGGTGACCGGATGAAAGCACTCATCGAAGCCCTTTCCCCAGGGAAGAAGCAGATTGAAGCCTCTCTCCGTGAACTCGTGGAGAATCTCGGTCGGTACTGGAAAGAAGGACTCGTCAACGCTCTGCCGCACGACGCCGACGCCGCCACAGTGAAATGGGCGAAGGGGTTCTGCGCTAGGTACTGGAAGAAGATCAAATGAAGGCCCTTATCTCTGATCTGGAAGAAGCCATCGATTGGCGCGGACCCGCCCGCCCGAAGATCACGCACGACCCGAAACCGGAGGTGTCCGAGAGGAAGGTCGAGTCCGTGCTCCGTGCGATCTGGAGCAAGCAGCACAACAGTGCCTACTTCCTATTGAGCCGGATGTCCTACGGAGACGAGGTACAGGTCGAGCTGAGGAACCGTGGTCAGAAGAAGGTGCTCCACACGACCTGGGGACTCATCAAGTCCCTCTTGAAGAAGAAGAAGATCGTTCTCAGGGACGGGTCGGATTCCTCCCGCCCTTTCACAACCCGATTCCAGATGCCGTGAACCACGATCTCATCAGAGAGACGATGGCCGACGGGTACACGTTCATCTGCGCGACCTGTCCGAAGCTCCATACAGCGAAGGAAGTCGGGTCCGACTTGTGTCTCGGAAACGTGTCTGGCCGTACCTGCTCGGGTCCGCTCAACCAGGGGACGTACCCGGAGTACAGCGGTCCGCTCAAGGATTCGATGACCTCGCATTGCTTCCTTACAGGAGCACCCTCTACGGGAGCTGTCGACATCCAAGGCACCCTGATCGGCGTGTCGGAAAAGGCCATCGAGGTCCTCAAGACCTTCTCAAAGAAGGGTGGCACCGCGCCGCCATCCATCACGGAGAAGCACCTACCGGTTGTCGGATGATCTCGATCAAGCTCGACAAGGCTGCGAAGAGGCATCTGAAGGCCCTACGCGACCTCGAGAAGAACTTCGACAAGGCACTTGCCCTGTTCACTCAGGCCGTCGCCACTGCACTGAAGGTTGAAGTGCAAGCCCTCGGCAGGTCTGTCGAAGGCGTCGACTACAAGGATCTCGAGGTGGCACACTTCGGCATCGTCGATGGCTCGATGGTGTCGGCCATCATCCACCCGGAATCCGTCCGCGCCTTGAGCACCGAGCTTGATGAGTGGAAAACGGTTCTGTCGTTCATACCGAAGGATCCGGCCGACAAGTATCAGAAAAAGATTGCGAAGGGCTCACCCTGGCCTGCTGAAATCCTCCCGGATAGCGTGCGGAAGTTGTCCACGAGGCTCGTCTCGCGTCGAGTCACTGTGCGTGAGGTGGACAATCAGGTTCGCCGCCTCGTAGACACGAAAGACACGATGGAGCTGCTGATCAGGTGGAATCTCATCAATGCGACCGACTCGAAGCACGCTCAAGTGTCTGACCTGGAGAAGCTGCCATTCCCTGACGGGCTCGAGGTTTATGAGGATGTGGCCTGGCGTGTCCTGCGTCAGGAGTTCGGGATCGGTGGAGAGTCGTCTATGCCGCACTGGAGGCGGGCCATCGATCGCCAAGGAGTGAACATCGAGAAGGAGTTGCTCGTAGGCTTCTGGGAGGCCATTCTAGGCAAGAAGAGTGGTCGTCTACCACGGAAGGATGCTGCTCTTTTGTCGAAGATGGGCGGGGTTGAGAAGTTCCAGAATTACATCGGCTCCCGTGGCGAAGCGCAGAGAGGAAATCCGAAATGAGCGGCATGGTCGGTCTCCAGCACTTCGACCGAGGTCTGATCACCACCCTCGGTGCCGAGCTTGTCGACGTTCATGAGGACGGTGGCAACCGCTCTCACTGGGCCATTCCCATCGAAGGGGTCATTGGACCCGGTCGATTCAAGGAGAACGTCCCGGTCTTCTTTGTGGTGGGCAACAGCCCCTACACGCCGAAGTACTACCCCTGTGTGGTCATTCGGCGTATCGATCTCATGCCTGCATTCGAGAACGGTGGATCCTGGTTCGGGATCGACTATCGCAAGAGGGCTGCGAATGCCCCAACAGTGACCTTGACCCTCAAGGAGGGGACGGATGTAGAAGACATCCGCACTGGGTTCACGAAGTACGAGACGAAGGAGCGAGCGACCCCCTACAACATCAGCTACGAAATCATGCTGCGGGCTCGTGGTGACCACGCGATGTTCGACAGCATCAAGATGCACGCGGAGATCCAGAAGGTTTGCATGCCGCCAGGCTTTGCGATGACGCTTGAAGACACGGTCGAGGATGAGCGCGGATACGATGTCATCGTCACGAGCGTGAGCCCAAACCTCGACGCTTTGGACCTGACGGAGAGAGACTCTGGCTGGTCCATCGCAATCGTGGTACATGGAGAACTAGACCACCAAGTGCCTTTCGATGCGGTTTCTGTCTATACTGCGCCAACAGTGGTCGTGGCCCAGTACGACCCAGACGAGTGAGGATGACAAGATGGCAAGACAGTCACGTGACCGCTGGTACTTCTACAACGGTCGTGTGCCCGTTCCCGTCAAGCTGTCTGACGGTCGAATCTTCGCCGTCCGTCCTCGCGGTCATGTGTTTTGCGATGGACAAGGTCTCCGCAAGTTCGGGAAGAAGTTCCGTCCCTGTGCTGCCCCTGACAACGCTGCGACCATCCTTCGCGACCTGGATCTCGAGGCTTACGAGCCGCCGCCGTCGCAGAAGCAGCTTGCGAAGAGCAAGTCTGATCGTGGCGGAAAGACGGTCACTGAGCTTGGCCGTGCTACCCCGTCGAAGCCTGCTGTCGAGCCTGTAGCTCCTGCTCCTGGTGCCGAGAAGGGCAAGCGGCGCAAGCCTGTTGCTGTGAAGCCTGCTCCGAAGCCAAAGCCCACTCCGAAGCCAAAGCCCACCCCGAAGCCGAAGCCTGCCCCTGCCGCGTCCAAAGAGACGGCGGCAGATCGCGAGGACAAGGCACCCAAAGAAGCGCGGACTCGTCGAAAGCCAGGAGCGAAGGCTGAGAAGCCCAAGCCAGGCCGTTCGGACGGATAGGACCGAAACCCCCCTCTCCTGATGGAGCGAGATCATGGCTGAGCTGACATACCCCGGCATCTACATCGAAGAGAAGGCTGGAGGCCCCGCGCCCGTCCAGGGCGTCTCTACGTCCATCCTGGCCCTTGTGGGCTGGACGCCGAAGGGCTTGACCGACGACCCGATCCTCGTGTCTGGCTTCAAGGAGTTCGAGCGCAAGTTCGGTGGCTTCACGTCCGATGGTCTGGTCCCGACGATGCTGCACTCGTTCTTCAAGAACGGTGGCCAGCTCGCTCGCATCGTCCGGGTTGCTGGTACGGGCAACGCCAACGGGAAGACCTACATCTCGGAAGAGGTCGAAGAGGAAGACACCGGCTACGACGCCGACGACTCGACGTTGGTCTTCACGGGCCAGGGTCTCGACGAGGCGCCGGTTGAGCCTGGCTCGATCGCTGGGATTGTGGAGTTCGTGGATGTCGACTCAACCGGCACGACTGGGGTGTCCACTGCCCCTGACGGAGTCATCGCCATCTGGACCACGGGAACCCCCGTAGGCGGCCAGGGTCAGTTCGTGGACATCTCCGGTCTGATCGGAGACATCGGGATCCAGCCCGGGACCGTGACCATCGACTGGGCCAGCGGCGGCGCGAAGTCGATGACCGACGACGGTTCTGGTGCCTTCACGGGCGACGGCAACGCGGCGGGGTCGATCATCGACTACCTCACGGGTGCCATCATGTTCGACGCCAGTGGCGACATCCCAGACTCGGGCCTCGTCGGGACCATCACCTTCGACCACAAGGGCGTCAGCCGTGGGACGGTCACTGATGACGGGGCAGGCGCGGTCGAGGGCACGAACGTCGCCAGCGGCACCATCGACTACACGACCGGTGCCATCGCGATCACGTTCACGAAGCCTCCGGCCCTGACCTTCCCGGACTCGGGCTCCTCGAGCGAGAACTCCGAGACCATCGAAGTCGACTACGGGGGTGTCCTCTGGGAAGTCGACATGCTCTGGCCTGGCCTGGCCGGGAACAACTTCTCGGTCATGATCTTCGGCTCGCCCGGTTCGGAGAACGATGCGGACGCCAGCTTCACCCTGCACACCTTCCAGGTGCTCGAGGATGGAGTCGTCATCGAGCAGTGGGACAACATCGATTTCAGCGACAGCAACAGCGTCGACTTCTTCCCGCTGGTGGTGAACGACGAAAAGTCTGGCTCGAAGCACGTCGCGATCACGGACATCGGGTACGATGGAGTCCCCGCCGTGCTCCATGGCATCGAGGTCAGCGCCGAGAACCAGAGTCAGACTCCGGCCATCGACGGTGTCGAGACCGAGTTCACGTTCACGCTCGGTGAGGATAGTTGCTACGCGACCTCGCTCGTGATCACGGCCACTGACACGGGTGCTGCGACCATGACGGTCACGGACGACGGAGACGGCAACCTCATCGGTGACGTGAACTCGGCCGGTACCAACACGATCGACTACGAGACCGGCGCAGTGGACGTGACGTTCGGCACGGCGGTTCAGAACGCATCGGTCATAACGGCCGACTACTTCACGGAGCCCGACTACGAGTCCGTCGAGGACGACATGGCGGGCGGTCTCGACGGCTCTGCTGTCACCTCGTCGAACCTGATCGCTGCGGCGCTCGAGTCGACCTCCCAGGGGCTCTACGCGCTCAACAAGACCGACGACATGCTCATGGTCATCACCCCCGACTTCGCGGGTGACGAGACCACTGATCAGGCGGTGCTCGACTACTGCGAGAACCGCATGGATCGCTTCGCGATCCTCACGACGGTCGAGGGCATGAGCTACGACGATGCCGTGGTCTACAAGCGACGGACGCTCGCCAGGAACAGCAACAACTACGGAGCCATCTACTGGCCGTGGGTTCAGATTCTCGACCCGGTGACGGAGAAGTCTCTGAACATCCCACCCATCGGTCACGTGGCTGGCGTCTTCGCTCGCACTGACGCGAAGAGGAACATCGGCAAGGCCCCGGCAGGCGCGGTGGATGGATCGATGCGCTTCATTCTGGGCCTGGCTCAGAGTCCGACGAAGGCAGAGGTCGGAACGCTGACTCGTGGTCGTGTGAACGCTCTGGTGGACTGGCAACAGGTCGGATCACCCGCCGTCTGGGGTGCTCGCACCCTGGAGTCAAACGGTGAGTTCGGGTACGTCCAGGCTCGCCGCCTGTTCATGTTCCTGGAGAAGTCGGTCTTCAACGCAACCCACATCTACGCGTTCGAGAACAACGGTTCGGCGCTCTGGGCTCGGATTCGCCTCCAGCTCAACGGCTTCCTGTTCCGCCTGTTCCAGCAGGGCTACTTCGCGGGCACTACTCCCGAGGAGGCGTACTTCATCACGGTGGACTCCACGAACAACCCCCAGGAGTCCGTGGACGCTGGAGAGCTGTACGTGGATGTCGGTGTCGCTCCTGGCAAGCCTGCTGAGTTCATCGTCTTCCGTTTCGCCCAGAAGATCCCCGGCTGATAGCCCCTGGGCGAAATCGATTTCATTGGACTGGCACTGGTCCATGGCCAGATTCGGCAAGTAGCTGATACACTGGCCGCAGCACCCCTGGAGATTCAGAATGAGCAACCCCACGAAGAACGTCCGAGGCACTCCCGAGAAGAACCGCAAGGCCAACCATGTGCCGAGTGCGTTCCCATTCGACGGTGGGCTGAACCTGGAAGAGCCCGGATCGGCCACGGTCTATCTGGCCAAGTTCAACAAGGCGATGGCCGATGTTGAGGTCGGAATGATGGCTTCTGGTCTTCGTCCCGGCATGGCTGGCTACGATGATGTGAAGTCGGGCCAGACCGGCTACGGCGTGCCTTCCCCTGGTCTCGATGCAGCTCCCGCTGGCCTCTTCATCAAGAAGGTCTGAGCGGACCCGCTCGTCGAGGTAAATAGATGGCCGTCGCAGATCTCATCCCTAGCTACTTCACGCAGATCTTTGCGTCTGGCGACGGCGTGACGGGAATTTCGTACACGGGCGAAGAGACCGTCCTTCGGACGCACCCCACGATCCCGGCGAGGAATGGACGAATCCATGTCGCGGGGAAGTCAGGGTCCGAGGCCGGTGCCATCGACGGCGGGTTGCTTGACCTGGCGACGCTTCGCCTTGGACTCTGGAACCGTCTTCAAGGCGTGTTCATCAAGCTCCCGAACATCAGCAACATCAGCTTGTTCGCCGTGGACGAGGATGGGATCACCTACCTCATGGCCACGGTGGCGAGCGACACGATGGTGATGGATGGGTTCTCGTCGAAGTGGCTCCAGCCGGGGTGGAACGTCAAGGTCGTCGCTACGGGTACGCTCAATGCGGCAGGCAAGATTCATTTCATCTTCGACGAGTGGGCCAACCCGATCGCCGTCGCACAAATCACCACCGGATAGGGGAGCCTGATATGGCGCGTACCGAGTCATCTGATCCTCTGCACGGCTTCCGCTTCCACGTTCGTACTGAGACGGAGGCGGGGCAGTTCTCCGACTCTGAGTTGGGCGAGGCTGGCTTCCAGTCCTGCACGCTTCCCGAGCTATCGACGGAGTCGGTGGAGTACCGCGAGGGCCACCTCACGTACACGAAGAAGTTCCCTGGAGTCCCCACGGTCTCGAACCTCACGCTGATGCGTGGAGTGACGAAGACGGACACCAGCTTCTACGACTGGGTCCTCACGGCCATCGAGGGTGGTGAGTACCGCACGAACCTGACCGTCTACCACTGGCATCGCGATGGGAAGACCAGCGGCCAGATCGCGGACCTCAACGCGGCGCGGAAGTACAACTGCTACGAGTGCTTCCCGAGTCGTTGCAAGCCCGCTGCGGACCTCGACGCCACCTCGAGTGAGGTGTCGCTGGCCGAGGTCGATGTCGAGGTCGAGTACTTCGAGATCGAAGACGCAACCTGAGATCCTGGGAGTAGTTGATGCACTCTCTCGTCCACCGGGTGAAGACCCTGACGGAGCACAAGTTCCACTTCCTCGGAGGTGGAGCTGTCAGGATCACTCGCGCCAGGCTGTCTGCTCACCTGAGCGAGTCTGGACTCGAGTCCGCTGCATTCTTGGACGAAGGCAGCTTGCTTCCTCGATCATTGGCCGAAGACCTGGCCGAGGATGGTCGAGTGTCAGGCATCGTCCGCTCTGAGCCCTCTGACGACCCTGCGATGGCACTGGTGAAGCGAGCCTTCGCCTATGCCCGTAAGGAGGCTCGTGGGTGGTCTCAGGCTGAGTTAATCGCCGAGTTCGCAACGGACTACCCGGATGATTACGAGATACGTCTCCGCAAGGCCGTCTCACACATCGCCCAGTCCTACATCAACGAGGCTGTGGTCAAGACAGCCTATGAGGCGTGTCCCGCGAAGCCTTCGATGGAATGGGCTCTCCCTACCAAAAGCGTGTTCGTCGACATCTTGGCTGACATCGTCGAAGAGCGGATGAGCAAGGGGATCTCCAAGTACAAGAGGGGTCTCGACGACGCCGTCTGAGCGAAATCGATTTCTAGCCGAGGTGGCGTAGTGCGTTCATTCATTCAAGATCTTCGCGAAGAGGCCGGTGCCATGCACAAGGTCTTCTGGCACTTCCCACTCAGTGGTGAAGCGTTGAAGGACTTCGTCCTTCTGCGTGGGCTCGTCAAGGACTTCCTCGGTGAGGATCTGAGCATCCCGACCCTCGACCCCCACCTGACCATCCTCTACATGGGTGAGGTCTACGAAGGTGACCTGCCCGCGATCATGGAGGCAGGGGCTAGTGCTCTCGCTTCTATGACTGGTCGGCCGTACTTCGAGGGTAGCGAGGTGAGCTTCTTCCCCATCACCGACAGGAGTGAGGGGAACCAGCCCATCGTCCTCAAGGTCAACGGTGGAGTTGAGGACATCCACAACCGACTGTTGCGTGCGCTCGCCCCCTGGGTGACGAAGGCGCAGTTTCTCGACTTCCAGATGCACATCACCTTCGGCTACCTGATTGGTCGAAAGCTCACGGCTGAGGAGTACTTCCAGCTCCGAAAGATGGGACCGCCCCACGACATCAATGGCCCGATCCAGAATGTGCGACTCACTGCTGGAAAGGAGTTCGAGAAGGACTTCCACCTGGGTCCGGTGCCCAAAAAGAGAGCGCGAAGAGATGGCGAGCGAGCCTATCCAACAGGCGTCAGCGCACTGAGCACGCCGCCATCCAATGGCTAGGCTTCGCCTTCAGGATAGGATGCAGGCGTATCCATTCTGGCTCGTAGATATCGAGCCGAACCTTTACGCTCCGTTCTTCGCTCTCAATCCACTGCTTGGCTTCCAGTCATGTTCGAGCGTCGAGATCGGCATCGAGCACACTGAGCATCGAGCCTTGGATAGGATGTTCCCAGTCCATATGCCGTTGGCGGGTACCATCTCCCCCATCACGTTGAGGCGTGGGGCTCTGCTTGGCGTGTCCGACTTCTACCGATGGGTCGACCGTCACCAGAAGGGCGAGGATCGATCGCGGAGAAATCTGCTCCTGATTCACTTCCTGACACTCGGCGTGAACACAGAGATCGATGGCGTGGCACAAGCTATCGCCGGTCCTGCTGCCGAAGTAATTCGACCTCCGGGGCGAGCCTGGGTCCTGTGGAACTGTGTCCCTACGAGGTATGGCTCTGGTGAGCTTGACGCCTCGAGTGGACAGGTGGTCATTCACGAGGTCGAGGTACAACCTGGCGCTGTCACTC